GCCAGCGCAACGGCACGGGCACAGCGGCAGCCCATGAGCACTACCGGGCAAACCAAGCCGCCATGGACGCCGGGTCTCGCGTGGCGTGGCCGGAGCGTCGCAACGAAGACGAGCTCTCCGCGATCCAACACGCATGGAATCTCCGCATTGACCGCGGCGAGTCGGCGTTTCTGGCCGAGTATCAAAACCAGCCGATCGCCGACGACATCGCGAGCGACAAACTCGACAAGCGGTCTCTCGCCCTACGGGCCACAACCTTGGAGCGTGGGAAAATCCCACTCGACCACCAGACGCTCACGGCGTTCGTGGACGTGCAAGAGAAACTCCTCTTCTGGCTGGTGGCTTCGTGGAACCAGAGTTTCGGCGGGCACGTCGTGGCCTACGGGTGCTACCCCGACCAGGCTTCGACGTTCTTTGAGGCGAAGCACGCCAAGCGGACGCTCGCCCAGGCGGCCAAGGGTGCCGGGTTTGAGGCCGCGCTGAGTGCCGGCTTGGAGCAGGTGGCAAAACTGCTCCTCGGCCGCGACTGGACGCGCGAGGACGGGGCGGCAATGAGGGTCTCTCAACTCCTGATCGACGCCAACTGGGGGCAGAGCACCGGGACCGTCCGCACCTTTTGCCGCCGCACACCGTTTGCCGGTGCCATCCTGCCGAGCCACGGCAAGGGCATCGGGGCGAGCTCGCAACCCATCGGCGAGAAGAAGGGCCGCGGCGACCGGATCGGCCTCAACTGGAAGGTCGGCCAGATCAGCGAAGGCCAACGGTCGGTTCTCTACGACACAAATTATTTCAAGACGTTTGTCGCGGCGCGGCTGCGGCTGGCAATGGGCGACCCCGAGTCGATCGCTTTTCACGCCGGCGATCACGACCTCCTCTTTGAGCACCTCACCAGCGAATACCCCGTCCGCACCGAGGCCCGCGGCCGGGTCGTGGACGAATGGAAAATGGCGGGTCGCGACAACCACTGGCTCGACTGCCTGGTCGGCTCGGCGGTCGCCGCAAGCATCGCAGGCGTGCATCCGATCGCCACCGAGGCCGGCGGCCGGCAGCGGCGTAAGGTCTCTATCCCCGCCGGCCCAGACGGGAAACGTGTTATCACGGTGACGAGGCTCAAGACATGAACCAAATCACAATCGCAACCGTGGACGGGCTCGACCCGTCGGACTGCGTCGCCATTGCGCGTCGCCTCTGCCGGCAGGGCTCAGACTTCCAACGTGAGATAATCGGCGTGATGAACGGGGAGGCATCAAGTTGCGCCCCCGTCGCCCTCTGGCACGCCGACGGTGCCCTCGTGGGTTGGGCCGCCTCGCACATCTGGCAGGGCTCGCAGACGCTCGAAATGTTTACCGATGAACGGCACCGCGGCCGTGGCATAGCCTCGGCGCTATCGGCGGCCCTCTTGGCTGCCGGGTTTGTGGACCGCGGCCAGGTGCTCGCCGTGTTCGCTGAGTCGACCGAGATGATCGCGCGGCGGCTTTGCTTCGCCGAGGTGCATCGCTACCGCAGGCAGGGTAGCGACTGGGTGGCGGCATAGCCGGCGACACCCCCTACGGTCTCTAGGGGCTTTTGCCCTACCGTCGCAGCAATGAGCGACGAAGTCTCCAACAAGCTCGCCGAGGCGGCCGTCGGCCCGAAGAGGGTCCGCACCGACGCTGGCGAGGTCGAGGCACACGACCTCGTCGACATCATCGAGGCCGACAAGCACCTTGCGGCCAAGGCGGCAGCGTCGAGCAAGAGCCGCGGCCTCCGGTTCAATCGCATCATTCCGCCGGGAACGATCTAGGTGGCGTTTCTTGACCTATTCCGAGGCCGGCAGACGCCCCGCCCCGCGGCGGTTCCGGTGGTGCGTGCAAAGTACGACGCCGCCGAGCGTGGCGACGATTATCGCCACTGGGCCAACGCCGACGCCTTCGCGGCCGACGCTGCCCTCTCGCCGTCGGTTCGACGCACGCTCCGCAACCGGGCACGCTACGAGCGGGCAAATAACTCGTACCTCGCCGGGATCTCGGGCACGCTCGCCAACGACTTGATCGGCACCGGCCCCCGGCTGCAACTCGACATTAGCGACGACGACGCCGCCCGCCAGGTGGAGCGGCTGTTCTTTGACTGGGGCTGGCTGGTCGACCTCCCGGCCAAACTGCGCACGATGCGCGAGGCGCTCGTCGTGGACGGCGAAGCCTTCGCCCTCATGGTGAACAACCCGCGTCTCGCGGGCGTGCAACTCGACCTCCGGTTGATTGAGGCCGAGATGGTTGCCACGCCGACCGAGCTCATGCGGCAGACGATCACGCCCGAGGGCAACACAGTCGACGGCCTGGAGTTCGACGAGGTGGGCAACGTCATCGCCTACCAAGTCTTGAATTTCCATCCCGGCAGCAACTTCCGAATCAACAATCTTCAGTTTCAGCGGGTGCCGGCGGGCCAGATGGTGCATTGGTTCAAGCCATCTCGGCCGGGCCAAAATCGCGGCGTGCCCGAGGTGGCTCCGGCGTTGAAGTTGTTCGGCCAGTTGCGTCGCTACACCGAGGCCGTGATCGCCGCAGCCGAGACGGCGGCCGACCTTGCGGCGTTCATCCACTCGAACAGCCCGGCGGCCGAGGTCGACGAGGTCGACGCCTTTGCGGCCCTTGAGATCAGCAAGCGAACGCTCACGACGCTGCCCGAGGGATGGGACATCTCCCAACTCAAGGCGGAGCAACCGACGACGCAATACCCGGCGTTCGTGCGTGCGATCCTCAACGAAATCGCCCGCTGCCTGCAACTGCCCTACAACGTCGCCGCCCTCGACTCGTCGTCTTACAACTACGCTTCCGGCCGCATGGACCATCAAGTCCACGCAATGAATCAGCGGGTCGAGCGTGACCAACTAGAGCGGACGATGCTCGACCGCGTGCTCGCCGCCTGGGTCAACGAGGCGTCGCTCGCCGGCGTGCTGCCCGACGGCCTGCCGCCCTTCTCCGAGTGGAATTGGGGCTGGGTCTGGGACGGCAAAGAGCACGTCGACCCGTCGAAGGAAGCCGGCGCCGCCGAGACCCGCCTTCGCACGCTGACCACCACGCTCGCCGCTGAATACAGCCGCCAGGGCAAACGGTGGGACGTGGAGCTCCGCCAGATCGCCGCCGAGCGTGCCCTCATGGGCGAGCTCGGCCTCCAGATGGCCGACGCCACACAGCAACCCCTCCAGCGTGACGAGGTCGACGCATGATCGACGAAGACTTCGACTGGTTTGACGACATCTCCGACATCGTGGAGTTTTTGTAATGAGCGACAACCTCAAGCTCGCCTCAAGCGTGACGTTTCTCCAGGCCGCCGACGGCGAGGCCGCGGCCGGGCCGAAGAAATTCAGAATCGTCGCCTATACCGGCGCGCCTATCCGCCAGGGCTGGAGCCGCGAGCCCGTCGTGATCGACTTGGCCGGCATGACGCTCCCGGCCACGGTGCCGATCGTCATGGGCCACGACTACGGCCTCGACAGCATCCTTGGGCAGGGCGTGCCCACGGTTCAAGGCAACGAGCTCATCGTCGAAGGCGAGATCCTGGCCGACAGTGAGACCGCCCGCAAAGTGCTGGCCCTCGCCGCTGGTGGCTACCAGTGGCAGGCGAGCGTAGGAGCCGACGTGGGTCGGCATCTCCGGTTTTCGGAAGACCAGTCCACCACCGCAAACGGGCAGGCTCACGTTGGGCCTGTTCGCATCGTCCGCGCGTCGACCCTCCGCGAAACGTCATTCGTGACGCTCGGGGCGGATCGGAGCACGGCAGTCTCTATCGCGGCCGAAGAGGCCCAGGAGTCAACCATGGCGGAACACGCCAGCGAAACGCCCATCGAGGAGCCCGTCGTGGCTGCCGCGGTGGAAGCCCCGGCGATCGTCGCCGTGGAAGCCCCTGTCCAGGCCAGCGTGAGCGACGAGCTCAAGGCCCAGATCGCCACCCTTAACGAAAAGGTCAGCAAGATGGAAAAGCTCAACGCCACGCGCGACGAGCGGCCCGCCGCCCCGGCGGTCCACGTCGCCACCCCTGCCCCGCTCACCTCGCAGGTGATCGAGGCGTCCTTCGCCCTCCAGGGCGGCCTGCACGGTGCCGAGCGGCACTACGACGAGAAAACGCTCGAAGCGGCCAACAAGGCCCGCCGTGAGCTCTCGCTCGGCGAGGTGATCGTCCAGGCGGCCGTGAGCAACGGCTACGACGGCCCGCGTCGCCTCAGCGCTTCGACCCTGCGTCCGATCCTCGCCGCGGCGTGGGAGACGCCCTCGATCGCCGGCATCCTGAGCAACACCGCCAACAAGTTCCTTCTCGCCGGGTTCGACTCGGTCGAGTCGGCATGGCGGCAGATCTCGACGGTCCGCAGCGTGAACGACTTCAAGACCTTGACCAGCTACCGTCTCAACGGCGGCTTCAAGTTCGACAAGGTCGCCAACGGTGGCGAGCTCAAGAACGCATCGGCCTCCGAAGAGAGCCGCACGATCTCGGCCGACACCTACGGGATCATGACCTCGGTCACCCGTACGGACCTCATCAACGACGACCTCTCGGCGTTGACGGCGGTTCCGCAGCGGATCGGCCGCGGTGGTGCCCTCAAGCTCAACGACGTGTTTTGGGCTGACTTCGTGGACGATTCGGCGTTCTTCACGAGCGGCCGAAACAACCTGTCGAGCGGCTCGCTTGCCCTCAGCCTCGCGAACCTCAAGGCGCTCGCCACGCGGTTCCGCAAGCTCAAGGATCCAGACGGCAACCCCGTCGCGGTCGAGCCGCGGATTCTGCTCGTGCCGGTCGATCTGGAGCTCGCCGCTGCCGAGATCATGGGCTCGACCCTGATCCAGAGCGGCAACACGAGCGGCCAGCCGGATCGGAACGTCCTCGCCGGTCGGTATCAGGTGGTCGCCTCGACCTACCTGACCAACACGACCGACTACTACCTCCTCGCCTCGCCGGCCGATCTGCCGGTGATGGAGGTGGCGTTCTTGAACGGCGTTCAGTCGCCGGTGGTGGAGACGGCCGAGGCCGACTTCAACCTGCTCGGCATCCAGATGAGGGGTTACTTTGACTTCGGCGTCGCCAAGGCGGAGTACCTCGCCGGCGTCAAGTGCGACTCGGCAACCTGACCATAACCCCGGCGGGCTGGTGATCGTGCCAGCCCGCCGGGATCTTCAACCCACAAACACAGAAAGCAGGTGATCCCTATGGCTTCTTACGTTCAAGAAGGACACGTCATCGACCACACGCCGGCCTCGGCCGTCGCGGCTGGCGACGTGGTCGTTGTCGGTGCGCTCGTCGGCGTGGCCCCCCGTGCCATCGCTGCCAACTCGGTCGGTGCGCTCTCGGTCGAGGGCGTGTTCGAGATGCCGGTCGCCACGGGTGCCACCGGCGCCCAGGGCTCGGCGATCAACTGGTACGCGGTCTCCGGCGTGGCTCACGCCTCGACGGGCGTCGCGGCCGGCAAGCTCGCCAAGGCTCGGCTCGCGGCCGACACGACGGTCCAGGTGATCCTCAACAAGTAGTCCACACCGCAACCCCCGGCAGGTGCGCCGCCTCACGGGCGGCGCGCCGCCGGGGCGTTGTGGACTTGGAGGGATCATGGCCGACCTGTTGGCGCAGGGTGCATCGTGGCTAACGGGGCAGTTAAAGGCTGCCGCCGGCTCCACGGTCACTTACACACGCGGCAACGAGTCGGCAGAGATCGTGGCGACGATTGGTCGGTCGAATTTTGAGGCGGCAAACCAAAGCGGCGTGATCGAGCAGTGGGAGTCTCGCGACTATCTGATTTCCGCAGCGGACTTGCCCTTCGGCCTGCCCGAGCGTGGAGACGAGATCATCGAGGCACAAAACGGCGACCTCGTGACGTATGAGGTGACGAGCCCGCGTGGCGTGCCCGAGTGGCACTACGGCGATGCGTTTCGGTCGATCGTTCGCGTCCACACAATCGCGACCGACAAGGGCGCGACGTTCTTGGTATCGGAAGACAACGAACAACTCACAACCGAGGCCGGCGAGCTGCTGGTGATCTAAATGGCTACAAAGAAAATCAGCCAACTCGCGCTTGCAACCGGCGTCACGGGTGCCGACATCTTGCCGATCGTCCAGGGCGGCGTGACCAAACGCGCTCTCGTGTCGAGCCTCGGAGGTATCGGTGCCACGGGACCGACGGGTGCGGCCGGCAGCGCCGGAGCGGCTGGCGTCACGGGGCCAGCGGGAAGCGCCGGATCTGCCGGAGCCACTGGCCCGACAGGGGCCGCGGGTGTCGCTGGTGGCGTCGGTGCCACCGGAGCAACGGGCGCCGCGGGTGCGGCGTCCACAGTCACCGGCCCTACGGGCGCTCAAGGTGCGGCCTCAACGGTCACGGGGCCGACGGGCAGCGTGGGTAGCACGGGGCCGAGCGTGACCGGACCTACGGGCGCCTCGTACACCAACGTGGTCACAACGCCATCGGTCCTCACGGCCAACACGACCGTCACCGGCTACAACCCCGGCACCGGCGACATCTACCGCCTAGCGGTCACTGGTTCGACCGGCGTCGTAATTCGAGACCTCGGTATCACCGGCATCGACGGCGACGCCAAGCTCTTGATCAACGTCGGGGCCACGGCCCCGATCACGCTGAACCACGCGACCGGGCCGAATGCCAACGCCCGGTTCGCGGTGCCGTGGAGCGGCAACTATGTGCTCGACGCCAACGGCGGCGCGGCTTTGATCGTTTACGACTCGACTAGCCAAGTGTGGAGAGTCGTCTAATGCCATTCTTCGCGCTGCCGAGCGGTGCCTCGCCTGTGCTCGCGGGGAACGCTGCGCCGACTGGTGGCGTTGGTAACGCTGGCGATCTGTTCATCGACCGCACCAACAAAGTTCTCTACGGTCCCAAAGATGCCGTCACTGGGTGGCCGACCGGAATAGATTTGAGCAATGGGCCAACGGGGGCCGCCTCCACGGTGACAGGCCCCACGGGCGCACCGTCTGCGGTGACAGGCCCCACGGGCGGATTGGGGCCAACCGGCGCGGCGTCAACCGTCACAGGCCCGACGGGCGCGGCCTCGACCATAACAGGCCCCACCGGCAACACAGGGCCGAGCGTGACAGGCCCGACCGGCGCCGCCTCAACCGTTACCGGACCTTCCGGACCAACTGGAAGCACAGGCCCTGCCCCGGTCGTTACAAGCGGCCCGTCGGCAGATACCGTCTACATTGGCGGCGTGCTCGTGACGGCCGCGCCCGGCCCGACGGGTCCGCAGGGCAACTCGATCACCGGGCCGCAGGGCGCCGCCTCGACGGTGCCCGGCCCGACGGGCAGCGTCGGACCGACGGGCAGCACGGGCGCAGCCTCGACCGTGCCCGGGCCGACGGGCAGCGTCGGCCCGACGGGCAGCACGGGCGCCGCGAGCACGGTGCCCGGCCCGACGGGCAGTGTCGGGCCTAGCGTCACAGGCCCGACGGGCAGCACGGGGCCGCGCAGTTTTGGCGGCATTCAACTTGGCGTTGCTGCCGTGTCTTCAGCAATCGTTGCAATTTCTGATCCAGGCGGTTCGTATCCGACAAATGTCGGCAACCTCAGCCTGGTGCGAAGCGTCTCGTATTTTTTTGTGCCAGAGGCGAATCGATACCTTCGCGTTCTGTCGCAAGCTGGCGACGTGCTGACAGACGGCGTGACAGTCACCGCAGGCGTAGGGCAGACGCTTGAGTATCGCGTTTCGCGCGGGGCAAGCTCTGCGCAACTGTTGCGGGTCTACGACGGCAGCAACGCCACGCTATCCACAATCACGCTGACGATTGGCGACTTTAGCCCAACTGGCCCCGCGGGCGCCGCCTCAACCGTGCCCGGCCCGACGGGTCCGCAGGGCAACTCGATCACAGGGCCGACCGGGGCCGCGTCCACGGTCACGGGGCCGACGGGCGCCGCGGGTGCGGCGAGCACCGTGCCGGGGCCTACCGGCCCGGCCGGCGGCCCCACGGGGCCGCAAGGCCCGGCCGGCACCGGCGGCGTCTCCCTCGGCCTGGTGCTCGCTCTCTCTTAGGAAAACGAAATGGCAAACCCCAATCTCGCATCCGCGACCAGCGTCCTCATCGGCAACGCTTTCGTCCGCCTCGACAGCACGACCGAAACGCTCGTTGTGGCAAATGCCGGATCAAGCGGCAAGGCGTATCTCATCGACTCGATCATCGTGTCGAACGTGGACGGGACCAACGCTTGCGACCTCACAATCAACCTCTACGCGGCAGCCACGAATACGGGCACGGCGACCAAGATCGTCCACACGGTCACCGTCCCGGCCGACGCCTCGCTGATCGTCATCGGCAAGGATCAGGGGCTATGCCTCACTGAAGCCGAGTCGATCTACGCCGTGGCGAGTGCAGGCGGCGACATCCACGTTGTGGCTTGCTGGAAGGAGCTCTCGTGAACGTAGGCGACCCCTGCTACCGCGACCGCGACGGCGTGGCCCACGCCGCGCTCCCGTTTCGAGTGCGGCTGGCCGACGGCTCCACGCGGACCGACCCAACGCAGTGGTTTGCGGATGAGGCCGTGCGCGAGGAAACCGGCTGGCACGCCTCGACGGTCACTGCTGACGATCTGCCGGAGGTCGAAGAATGAGCCGCCCGCGCGCCGGATACATCGGATTCAATCGCACTGCCGCTACAACGGCCGCCAGCGGAATATGGACGGTGCGTGAGGCTGAAGCACTGCGGCGTGCAGGCGAGTGGCCTCGCGGCCCCGTCGCCCCGACCGGCCTTA